GATCGGGCCAGGAGCGTGCCGACAACCGAGGCCCCCAACATGCCGTCGTTCATCCGCTTGGTGGCGGCGTCGAACTTCGCCCAGAAGCCCGCGTTGGCGAGTTCGTCCAGTTCCGTGTTCAGCGTCTTGATGCCCAGCTTCGCTTCAGCCGTGCGCTCGATCCACTGCTTGAAGCCGACCATGATCCCGGCTCCAGCGAGCACGCCGCCGAGCGCCACGAACTTCGCAGCCAGACCGGCGACAGCCGAGCCAGTCACGGAGGCTTCAATCCCGAAGGTCTTCAGGACTCGCGTGGCGATCCCGGCTTTCGTGAACGCTCCAGTCAGGTCAGACAGCGAACGAATCAACGTGCCGACCACGTAGACCGCAGGGCCAGCCGCCGCCGCCAGACCCACGAGGCCAAACACCACAAGCTGAATCGGCCCAGGCAACGCCGCGAAGGCCTTCGCCAGCGTGTCCACAATTGGCAGCAGCACCTTGCCGATATTCACGAGCGCCGACACGGCCGGCAGCAGCGACCCGCCAACCGTGATCCCGACGTCCTTGATCTGGTTCCACAGGATCTTCAGTTGGTTCGCCGTGGTCGCGAACTTCTTCTGGGCTTCTTCGATGTGCTTGTTGCCGGACTGCCAGCCTTCGTTCGCAATCTTGAGGCTGTCCGTGATGCCGTTCCCAGCCAGCGCCAGCGATTTCATCGTCGCAGCCGTGCGGACGTTCGTGGCGCCGATGTCGCGTACGACGAGGTTGAGGTCGGCGCCTTCACTCTTCATGCGGCCGAGCCCCACCACTACCGCGTTCACCGCTTCAGCCGAGTTCTTCTTCCACAGCGCCGCGAAGTCTTCCGAGGACATCTTGGCGACCTTGGCGAAGTTTTCGAGCTCCTTGCCGCCTGTGGACACGGCCATCGACATCTTGCCGATCATCGTGCTCATGGCCGTGCCACCGGCTTCCGCGTTGATGCCGACGTTGGCCATCGCCGTGCTGATCGCCATGACTTGCGGCACGGTCATGCCGGCCGACGCGCCAGCGCCCATCAGGCGCTTGGTGAACTCGAGAATGTCGCCTTCTGTCGCGTTGCTGTTGTTGCCGAGATGCACCAACGTGGAGGCCATCTCCGCGATCTTTGTGGTGCCCGTGCCCGCGATGTTGCCGATCTGCGCCAGGCCTATCGCCGCTTCTTCCGTGCTGATTCCGTCGACCGCCACACCCAACGCCGCCACGTTGCGTGTGAACTTCGCCATCTGGTCGATCGGCACGCCCATCTGACCGCCGAGCGCCGCGATCTTATTGAGCTCGTCCGTCGTCAGCGGCATTTCCTTCGCCATGTTGCGGAAGGTCTGCGCTAACGCCTTCCCCGCAGCCGTCAACGTCCCGGAACTATCCGCAACACCGTCCACCGTCTTGGCGACGTTGGCGAAGGACGACTCGAAATCCATCGCCGCCTTCACCGACGCCCCAGCCAGCCCAAGGATCGGCACCGTGACCCACTTGGTCAGCGCCGATCCGATGGCTTGCGCCTGGGCGCCCGTCTTGGCGAGCTGCTTCTCCCACGCCGCGGCCGAGTCAGCCGACCGCTTCATGGCCTTGTCGTACTGGGCGGTATCCGCCATTAACAGCACGCGCAGCAAGCCGACCACTGACGAGTTAGCCATGTGCCTGTGGAGTCCCTTCCGTCCTCGTTAACGCGGCCGGTCTGACCTTGCCGCCTGTCCGTGCCGCAAACAGTTGCGCGAGCGCCTTCGCTTTCGCGGGCGTCGTGTTCTTGTCCACACGGCTGCTCGAGCCGCGCAGCACCTCGTCAAACTTCGGCAGTCGCTTCTTCGCCTTGGTCATCACCCACACACGAACCGTCTGATAGGCCTGCGTTGTGTCGCGTTCAAACTCGTGCTGGCGTCGTTCTTTGGCGGCGACGAGACACCGGAACAGGCCGTGCATCGTCGTGGACCAAAACTCACTGCGGCTCAGGCCGGCGCTGAGAGCACTCAACTCGAGCGCCCTCCAATCCCACCCCTCTACGCGCCCTGAGCCCTCCGAGGGCGCTGCTTCTTGAGCCCGAGATCCTTGGCGTCTTGTTCGTCGGGTACCGCCGTCGCCGCCATCGATCCGATGTGCTTGGACAGGTTCACCAGACCCACCTTCGTGATCCACACGCCGACGTCCTTGATGGACATCTCCGCGTGGTGCTCACGAAGCGCCGCCCACATCACCGCTCGGATGTGGAATGCGCTGCCGAGTCCCGCCTTTTGCAGCGCCTCTGTGAACGTGACGATCTGATCGGGCTGACTCAGCACCGTCTCCAGTTCACACAAGGCGTTCATGTCGAGGACCAGACGGTAGGTCTGGCCCTCGACCTCAATCACCACTTCACCGGTCTTCCGGTTCGCCATTGCTCAACCCTCAGTTACGGAAGGTCGAACGCCTGCGTCGGCATGATCCCGAACGTGTACTTGACGACGTCCTCGGACCCGACTTCGCTCAGCGAGAAGCCCGTGATGTAGCCACGGATCTCGACGTCCGTTTCGGGGCTCGTCGGGAAACGCACGATGAAGTTCCGCGCTTCCCCGTCTTCGGCCAGCGTCGGCATCCCGCCGTTCTGGAAGGCCCCCGTGCCGCCGCCTGCCGCCGACAAGCTCCACTCATCGGGCATGTAGATCCCGGTGACGGTGAACTCGGACGTGTCGCGGATCCCCGACCGGTGCTCGTGATGCCGGTTCGGGCTCCGCAGGTGCGTGGTATCGACGTCCGCGAACTTCGTTTCGCCAAACGTGATCGATTCCACGCCTGCGACGGCCGAGAATGTTTCCGGGCTGTCGCCTTCTCCCACCAGGAACTGCGTGCCGAAGCCGATGAAACCGCTTTCAGCGGCGTAAGTCGTTCCTACTCGTTCTGGCATGTGCGTTCTCCTCTATGCGTCTTGCGCCCCTGACAACTCACTGGCCACCAAAAGACAAAGGCCGCTCTGCACGGCTGGAATCACGTCCCAGCACGCACAGAGCGGCCTTGTCTCTGATGGCCTTGTCGGTACTCGCAGGCGCTGACCTAGCGCCGTTCGGATGCCTCCTAGCGAGCCCGTTCCAAAGAAGTCGTTACGTCAACTCATTACCCCTTGTGCAAGACGATCACGTCTCGCACGATCCGAAACACGTTCACTTCATCCGCGTCGAAGAACTCGCGAACGTCGTCTGGGATGATGGCTTCGATCGCCATGCTGCCCACCGTCCCGGAATAGCCAATCAATCCCGTGCCGTCACCAGGTCCACGCACGGCTTCGTCTACCGCTCGTGCGCCCGCATACCAGTCGTAGCCGCCGTACTTCAGCGCGGCCGAGTCAATCTGGATCCGCGTGCGAAACTGCGTCACGCCGCCACGGAGATGCACCGGCTGCGACTCACTGATCCGCTGCACCCGGATACACCGTGGCGTGGACGTCGTGAAGATCGACTGCGGGAACTGCGACGTGTAGATCCGCTGGCTCACCAGCGCAGTCACCGCAGCCGTGGCCTTCAGACGAGTCACGATGGCTTCAGCCGCCGTCACAGCGTCTCGCCTCCAGGCCCGCCAACTGTTGGCCCAGTTGATGTGCCAGTCCGGCTGACACCACGCCCAGCGAGCTCCACCCACAGACGACGCCCGATGTCCTTGAGCGCCTTCGCGGCATTGGAATCGAAGGCTGGCCGAGCGAACGACCGAGCCGACATCTTCACCGTGCCGAACTCGAGGAAGAATCCGTAATGGAACCCTTTTGACGGTCCCACCGCCACCGCCGCGGAGAACTCGTCCGTTTTGAATGTGCCTTCTTCGCCTTTGATGCTCCTCACCGACGAGATGACCATGTTGTCGGCAATGTCCGGTGCGCCTTCCGCTCTCGGCGCGTTCTTCGCCATGCTCTTTCGCATGGGTTCAGCGGCATCCTTGAGCACTTCCGTCAGCGTGCTCTTGCGAACACGAGCCGGTAAGCTGTTCAGCGCCGCCGCCAACTCCTTACCGCCTTCCAAGCGCAGGCCAATCACGCTTCCACCGCCGATCCCGCCAACGTGACGAGTTCAATCAGCTTCCGTCGCTCCGACTGCCGCGCCGCCACGATGTCGTGATACCGACCACCTGTGACAATCCGCCGCTTCTTCGGCACGTCCACGAGCTCAGGATCCATGTCCGCCCGGTAGTTGATCTCCCACACGGTATCGATGGCTGCGGACTCTTGACCGGCCCTGAACCGCTCCTGCCCTGAGATATCCAGCCGTGACGCGGGCATTTCCACCAGCGTGCTCCACCCTTCCACGGGCGCCCCAGAACTGCCGACCGAATCGGTCAGTTGCTGAATCGTGATCGTGCGGTCCCGCATCCTTGAGGCCGAGACGTCACGCCGACGCGACTGGAAGCCACGAAGCGCCATCAGATCAGGCCATTCCTCTCGCCCCAAAAGCGCCTAAGCGTTTCACGAGAAGGCAATTCTCCGAGGTTGTATTGCGAATCAATGCACAGGATGATCCCATTCAAGATCGACGGCGCTGGAGTCTTAGTCCAATCCTCAAATCCAACCCTGTATTCGATCGTGACCGCATCGCCATACTGCGACACAGATGGCCACGATCCTCCATCCACTGGCCGCAACTTGCTTGGCCGAACACCGGCACGAGCCAACAGATAGGTTTCTGGGCTACCCAACATGGACTGTGTTTCGCCGTCGCCATCCAAATAATTGAAAGACACTATGTCGATCACAGGCCGCTGGCTGAGCTCAATGTCGCCACACGGGAACGCGCTCAAAGTGTCTCGCCATGTCTGCGGGCTAAGACGAACGCCCCATTGGTTGTCCCTCTCAGCGGTATCAGCGATCGATTCGATGAGCCTCCTAATGTGCTCGTCATCGACGGAACCGTTAGCGACCCTGAGAACCTTGTCTCGCACGTACGACAGAGACAACACTGGATCAGTTGGAGGCTCTACCTGTTCCGAGCGCCACGTAATCCCGTAGTCCCACGGCGGTGTCCATGTCATGACGCCACCGCCAGATCCTGCTTGTAGTGCTGCGCCACCCAGGACAGGTGTTGCACTTCAGGGCTCCACGGATTCAGGGCTCCGTGAAAGCTCACCACCTTGGCGTTGTCTGGTAACGTGTACGGGTCAGACGCCAAGTGGTTGCGGTAGCTATACACGCCGTCTTTCTTGCCCCACTTCGCTTCACCTCCGCCGAGCGTGTAGCTGATAAAACCCTGGTCACTTCCCCACGACCCAGCACGACGCGACTGCTCTGGTGACGTCTGCGGATCGAAGGTGTTCCAGACTTGCGGCCTCGATCCAGCCGTCAGCAGCATCATCGAGCCGTTGTAATGGCTCCCTGGTTGCGGGTTCGTGTCCCCGAACGCCACGAAGTCTTCTGGCCGGTCCCACACCGACGACACGTCACCAATCAGCACCATGTCCAAGTCGATCGACACGAACCGCTTGCCGAACACCGACGCGATTTCAGGATGGAACATCCGAAGCCGCCGATAGCAACTCGGGTTCTTGCCGCCGTGCGGTGAGGGCACTTCCACGAAGTCACGGAAGTCAGGAATGACTTCGACGCTTCGGTCAATGCCGTCTGCCTGGTCCGTGACGCAAATGACGTTCACCTTGCGCGGATAGGACCGACGCACCATTGCCGCCAGTGTGTTGACGTGCTCAGCGGTGAACGTCGCGCGATACCGACGCATCGGCTCCCACTTCCACGTCACGACCGACTCAAGCAACACGCTCAGCCTCCACGATGGGATACACCTGCTCGTACGGGATGAGCCCATGCAGCGGACGCCAGCCGGCGATCTTGGCGCGTTCGGCCTTCGCCTTCGCCAGCCCTGCGTCATTCACCGGATCGTTCTTGCGCGTGTAAACCTCTGGCGGTGTTGATGCGTCCGCGATGACTTCGCGCGGATAGCGCACGATCACGTCCGTCATAAGCACAACGGAACGAGAGGCCGCAACGACACGATCGGAGAACTCGCCGCTGGTGCCGTAATGTCCCGATAGCCGCTCGTCGTAGCCACCGGACAGGTCGAACATGGCCTTGGTGAGCAACCAGGTATCGTTGTGTGGCTTCCACGGTGCAGCCGCAGCGACGTCATACGGCCACGCACTAGGCGCCGTGACGCGCTTGAACTTGTAGGCCGACTCGGCGTCCAGCGGCCCGTTCAGCAGCCGCGCCATCGTCTCGGCCGGGATCGTGTGGTCAATGTCCGTGAGCAGCAACCATTCCGTCGTCGCCACCTTCGCGCCAAGGTTCCGGCACGCCAGCCAGTTCCACCGCTTCTTCTTCGTGAGTCGGTAGAGGCGCAACGACGCGAGTCCTTCGATCTGCACGGCCTTCGCGCTGAGCCTGAAGCCCTTCGGTGAGCAGTCATCAACCACAACGACGTGAAGTCTCGAGCGCAGTTCAGCCGGATAGGACGCCCACACGGCCTGTTGCTCGAGGAACATGCCAGAGTTCACGAAGAACGGCAGCACGAGTGTCAGTTCTCTCATGCGACCACCCAGGCCCATGAGGGCGACTTATCAGCGGCGAACACGAACCACGGTGAAATGCCGTTGGCGTGCGTGTAGTGGTCAACCGCGTCGGCTACTTGGATGAAGTCTTTGCGGCCACGCTCGATGTTGTAGTCGTGACCGGCGATCACCATGCCAGGTTTCACCTTGGGCAACCACGCTTTGATGTCCGCCGTTACGTGAGCGCGGAGATGGTTCCCATCGATATAGGCCGCACCGAGTGAGCGATCAGCAATCTGCTTCGCTCCGTCGATAGACGTCGCACGAACGATCTGATGCGGGAACCCAGCCAACGCCGCCTCTGTGCGCTCAAGCGCACGGTCGAGCCGAGACTTGACGTTCTTGCGCTCGATGTAGCCCTGTTGCGGCGCCCACGGGTCAACCGCGTAGAGGAACGCGCCAACTTCTTCGCAAATCGTGCGAGCGAACGCGCCTTCCCAGACGCCAATCTCAGCGACCGTCTGCACGCCCAGCGCCTTCCACCACGCGCGCAACTGCTTGCGCCCACAGTCAGGCAGGATGACTCGGCCTGTGGCTCCTGCGAGGTCCACCGTCGTCAACGCCTGAAGGGCTTGGAGTTGCGGCGTCATTCGGGCACCAACACGGCCACCCACTCACGGGACGGCTTCTTCAGCGGAGACACGGGCGGATCTGGCTGCACGGCAAAGCCAGCGAATCGAACCTTTTCAGCCCACCACTCGGCCGACTCAACAATCAGATGAGCGTTGCGGCCATCGGCCATCGTCTTGTTAGACGGGCGAGTCGCAATCACGACGAACACGGCCTTGCGCGCGAGCAACCGTAGATGCGCCAGCACCCGGTCAAGCAATTCCGGTTCGACGTGCTCCAGCACATCTGTCGAAACCACAAGGTCCGCAAACTCCGGCCGTCCGTTCTTGCCAGGAATGGCCGGGTCGTATTCAGACAGCCGCACGTTGCCCTTGTCGGCAGATAGCGCCTTCACCAGCGAGCCTTCACCGCAGCCGTAATCCAGCACCGACGTCGCGCCGAACCGCTGGATCAAGGCGCGGACACCATCCGCCCACTTGTTTCCTTTGCCGCCGTAGCCGTTCGGACGCGAGTGCAGTTCCACCTGCAGCGCACGATAGGCCGGCGTGATGCAATCAGAGGGCGAGATCATGCCGCACCTTTCGTGGGCCTGTCGTAGGTGAAGTTCTTGCGCGTGGCACCGCCGAATGCGTCAACGCGGTAGCGTTCGATGCCGTAGCCGTTCTCGGTCGCCTCCACCAGCAACTTGTCGAACAACTCCTGCAACTCAGGCATCGGATGAGCAGCGATCTCGCCCGTGTACCAATGCGTTTTTCCCTCACGAGCCAACCTAGGAATGCAGTGCTTCAACTGCACCTGGGTGGACATGCGCGAATAGTGGATTGCCTTCACGCGCGGGTCGTAGATCGTGCTGTAGCCTGCCGCGTCGATGGCGTTCCAATCGCCTTGCGGGCGGTCAACGAGATGGTCGTTGTCCTTGAAGTAGTTGTGCAGCGTGCCCTGCGGATCGTCCATCTGCTTCAACCTGTCGAGGCCGGGCACATGGCCCTTGGCCTTCTCGCAGTCCCACAGGATGGAGCACATCTTCAGCTTGCCGTGCGGCTTACTCGACTTCTTGGTCAGCATGACGTTCGGGATGGGCTGGTCCCACAACTCACCGATGTCAGCCATGAGCACGAAGTCACTATCGAGGTAGATTCCACGGCCCTTGAAGTCACACATAGCCGGAATGGAATGGCGAAAATGCGAGAACGGCGTGCGACCGCTGGCGCACTTCCAACCCGAATACGGGCCGGTAGCGGCTTGCTGCATCCAGACGATATCTACGTCGCGCGTGGTGTTCTTGCGGACGGACCACTCCAACACGGCCTGGCTTTCCAAGTCGCAATTGGTTCCGTCCGCTCCGACAAATAGCTTGATCGCTTCGCTCACGCCACTGCCTTCCGTTTCTTTGCCCATCTCGCTTCGATGGCTTTGCGTGTTTTCGCCTTGCCTTCTGGTGTATTCCAAGACGCCTTCAGCCGAGCTATCTGCGCGGCCTTCCATTCAGGGTCAGCCCACTTGGCTCTAATCTTCTCGGCGAAATTCTGTCGCGTCTCAGGCCTGGACCAAATCTTCGCGGACGTCTCTGGACTGTGGCCCTTTCGCCCACCCTCTAGATTGCGAAGAACAACAGCAGCAAGTCCTGGCTTGTTCAGGAATCGATGCCTCGCCTTGGCAGCCATGTTTGCCTTGAAGGCAGGCGACTGTTTAGCAACGGTTGATTTAGCTTGGGCTAGCGCACGTTGCTCTGGCGTAATAGCGTTCAACCGAAAGGCTCGCTGAGCCCGAGCCTCTGGAGTAGCCAACTTGGCCAACTGCGCCTCAGACTGCCTGCGCCTGGTTTCTGCCGTAACAACTGCAGCGCCCAGGCCTCCAGGGGAGACATTCCACAATTGCCCGCGTGGAACGTTGGCTATTTCAGCCACCTCGCGCTCAAATGCCTGCTCGTGCGTCAACCCATCAATAACCAACTCGGCAGACGCGTGCGCTCCTAACTTCAGCGCAGACACCAAAGGCCGATACAGACGGAGTGGAAGCGATACCTTTTCGCCCGCTTCCTGGCTTTTCAAAATCCTGCGAGCAGTGCGGATGTGTTCGTTCGCCCGCTTCATCGGGATGCCACTGCCCTTGCCGATGTAGCGGACCACTCCGTCCACTGCGATGGCGTACACGTAGGCGTTTTGCCCAGTATTCATCGGCCTATATTCTACATTCGCCGTATGTTCGCCGCGAGACAAATAGGGCATCATTCGAGCGGCCTCGCGGCTTCTCGTTGCAAGATCGCCCACTCAGCGACACATGCCCAGTCGCAGAAATCCAACTCAAGCGGCGACACTGGATCGCGCTCAATGACTACTCGCTTGTAGTCGCGTTCGGACACTACGCGCTTCTTGCAGAAGTCGCAGACCAACTGCGTGCTCATGCCGGCACCCGATACGGCTTCCGCCGCTTCTTGTGGTCCGCGTGGTCATGGGTGCTGTAGGGGTTCGCGTGTCGCGTGCCCTGCAGCGCCTTGATCTCGAGTCCGTTCGCCCAGGCTGAATAGTCCAGGCTCAACTGCGTGTTGTCGCCGCGGTGCATGTCGAACTCGCGCGCCCACGTCTCGTTGAACCGGCCAACCGCCTTGGAGTGATCACGCACGATCACGCATGAAATGGACAGGTGCGAATCGGGATAGCCATCCTTCCGGTAGGCCTCCATTTGCGGATCGATGTCCTGCTTGCGGGCTGATCCGACTTTCACTAGTTCTCTGGCTTCGTCGTAGACAGACGCGCGGTTATGGTGCCTCAGCGCGGCAATCGGTGCGTCTCCGGCGTCTCTGAGCAACGCCGCCGCGTCTATCAGCGTGAACGAGGCATCGATCCAAATCACACGCGAGTACTCGTCAAACGTCTGATCGGGCAGCGCCCGCAGGCGCCATGCCAAGCGCCTTGGATCCGCGCCTGCAGCCACGTCGATCTGAAACAGTTCCCAGCCCATTGGGTCGGGGAACAGCGACAGATCGTCCACGAGGCAGACCGCTCGATCGACGCCGGTTGGCGCTCGCTTCAAGCTGTCGCAGCCGCCGAGGATCGTGGTGAAGACGACGTTCATCCGTTCACCGTGAGCACGTAATGCCCCCACTTGCCGTCACGCCATGAGGCTTTCACCGTGAACCCGTAGCCGCAGATCGCCTCAGCCAACTGGTCGGACGTCTGCCAGAACAGCGCCTCGTTCCCCGGCTTCTCGCGCCACTTCGCTTCCGTGGCCCCGTCGCGGTTCGTCGCCATGAGGTAGAACCGCCCGCCAGGTGCCAACACGCGCTTCACTTCGGCGGTCAGTTTGTCCAAGTACAGGCAGTGATCCAGGCTGTTGCTGTAGACGTTCGGGAACGAGCCGTCAGGAAACTGGATGTTGTGCCAGTCGCCTTGCAGGACGGTCGGTCCAACCGGGTGCAGGTCGATCCCGACTGATCCCTTGAACCCGGCCTCTGTCGCGCCGATGGACTCCGCGCCAGTCCTAGCACCGAGGCAGAGCACCGCGCCCTTGTTCAGATGCTCAGCCGCCCGCGTGAAGTAGGCGCGGAAGCTGCGGATGTTCTTCGGCAGGTGTTCCAAGAGCGAGTCACGGTTGCCACGGGCCTTGCCCCCCTGGTGGTAGACGTAGGACTCGTACGATTCAAAGTCGCGATGCGCGAGGCTCACTGAATAGCCCCCATTCGCATGGTCCTTACCGCCAGAGTCGCGGCAATTTTCCTGGCAACTTTGGGATCAGAAAATGCCCTATCGATCCGTTCAAACTGCGCCTTGGTGCCGCCCATTTGGCCCTGGAAGTAGGCAAGCGGATCGGTGCCCTTTGAGAGCGGCCAAAACACTGCCGAGTCAAAAACGAGATTGCCAGACCTGTATGACCAAAACCACGGCTTCTGTCGCTCAAACCCAACCGCGAACACACGCCTTAACCGATCTAGCGATCGCTCGCCAGACAGAAAGCATTCCAGCCAACGAAGCATTAGGAACTGGGCTCCTCTGTGCTTTGATGCGTCATGCTTTACTCCGTTGGCTGTTACGGCCCCAGGACTAGGGAACATCTCGCGCAAAGCATCACGAAGAGTGTTTGATGTCGAGTCCCTCCCGCGCATGAAGTTCACCATCCACACCGCATTCCTGAACGGAACTCTTGTCATGGCCACGTACAAGTCAGAAGCCATGTGCCTGTCGAGCCCACAACAGAAGTCCATCAGAACCGCTGACACAGGCCGCGACGACGGCCACGACATAAGCGCGTCGATGGCATCTGCGTTGATAGCAGAGGCGCCTAACTCTCTAATCGCATCAACGTTCTGTCTGGACCGATCGATCGCGATCATGGAATCAGCATGGACTCCCTTTGACAAAGCAATCTCTCTGTCCATGTCCTGGGGACCGGCCAAATACAAGATCGGCTCAACGCGCTCGCGTCCAGACGTTCTACTAAGCACCTCGTTCCACATAGCCCGGCGCCAGTTGTTCTTCTGGCCGAACTTGTAGTCCTTGTTAGCCCCGTCAGCCATTACGGCTCGCCTTTCAGGGATCGCAACTGAGTCTTGGCGTCACGAATCACGTCAACGGCTTCAGTTTCTGCATCGTATGCCCGCGCCAATACCTTCTCGCACTCGACAATGAACGCTTGGAGTTCAGCATTCTCAGCAGCTAAACGAGCCGTTTCTCTAGCGATCTGGACATGCGACAGCACGACCTGGCCGCACGATGGACAGCACTTGTAGTCGTCGCTCACAGCCAGTCCTCCAACCGTCCACGCTCAAACGCCGTCACCGCGCTAATCGGTGAGCAGTTCACGATCCGCACGCCCTTCGACTTCGCGTCCTGGTTCAACCGCTTCAGCGGCGCCATGTGATTGCGAAAGTGGTCCTGTGGTGGGTTCTGCAACGGGTGCTTGCAGAAGTGCCCTCCGGTCATGTCGTAGCCGAGCAGCACGATCGTGCGAGCCCCGAAGTGATACGCCACGTTGATCGCGCTCGTCCCTGAGTCGAAGCCAGCAACGTGATCGCGCATTTCGCACAGGTGATCGTGGTCTTTCGTGCGGGTCACGCGCTTCACAGTCTCAGGCAACAACGGATGCGACTTGCTGCGGACGATCACGTACGTACCCGTGAACGTCTTGATCAGCGGCAGGCAAATCGAGTCGAACGCTTCGCCGGACATGAACAGCACGTCGGCATTGGGCCGCGTCAACACGCCATGCTTGACGGCAATGAACCGGCCCTTCAGCCGCTTGATCGTCTCAGCCTGTGGCCCAATGCTTTCACCGCTACAGAGCACGAAGCACGGCTCATCCGCCGACCATTCCTGCGGGATGTGCCACGTCTTCGGCTGCGTCCAGACAGGGGCCATCGTCGCGCTCACGCCGCCCGCCTTTCCGCCGCGCGTTCCAGGATGCAGAGATACTGAGCCGCGATCGTGTCCAGCCGAAACTCACGGCTGCGCTGTCGCCCGAGCTCATACGCATGCTGACGCACCGCAGGCTCACACGCCATCTGCAGCAGCGACACCAGATCGGCCTGTGACTCTGCTGTCGCGCCACACGGCTTGAGCTCGGCATACCCTGCCGAGAGTTGACTGACCATCGGCCGTCCGGCCGTGATCGCGTTGACGTGCTTGACGCCGCTTTTCCACTGCCGGCACACCCAGCCGTCCCACTTGCCGTCACGGAACGACACGAACACGTCCACGTCACGCAAGTCAGCCGGGTTGACGACGAACTCGAGCCCCAGCGATCCGCAGGCATGTTCCAGCGCAGGCCCCCAGGAGCCGAGATACTTCTTGGCCCCGTCGTAGCCAACCATGTCGGCCTTGGCCTTGATCGGTGTCGCCTGCAGGTTCACGCGGCACTGGTGCGGCAGATACACGCCGCCCAAGTCCTCAGCCATTGCCTTCGTCGCGCCGATCACCAGCGACACGCCAGCCGCGACCTTGATGCTGTCGGCATGAGCGATCAAGGACTCGCGCGAATCCTGGTTATGTTCCGGCTGCGCCCAGAAGTCCAAGGCATCCCAGACCACCGGCACGCTGCAGGCCTTCGCTTCGTTCGCCCACTGCACCGCGGCACGCTTCACCAGCACCACGAGATCAGCCCAGGACCAGTCCTGATGTGTCGGCACAGTCGTGACGCGAGCGCCGATCGCTCGGCCCAGCTGCACACCACGCATAGCCCACGATCCTTTGCCCGCACCAATCATTAGGACGTTCATACGGCCACCGCCTCGGCCGCATCGAGCCGATCAACAGCCTTGTCTTCGTCCTGCACGATCAGGGGTTCTCCGCGACGGCGCTTCCGCATGAAGATGGCGAGATGGCCAAGGTCGATCGCGTGAACGCCGCGTCTACATAGGTCATAGGCCAGCACGGTGGCCGTTGGGCCAAGACAAATCAGCGCACGCTTCGGCGTGCCAATGCGCTCCAGGATCGACTCGTACTCCGAAAAAGCGTGCTGCTTCGGACACTGAATGCTGGTGATCTCGCCTGCACCAACGAGGTCTTCCGGCTTGAGCGACTTGCCGCTGCCATGCACCACCGTGATGTCCTGGCCCACCCACAGCGACTGAATGCGATCCCACCACTCAGGCGTATCCGTCCACGGCGCCGAATCGGGCCGAGAGATGAACGAACTGGCGTACTGAACACGCTCATTCAGCAGACTCGAGAAGCGCAGATGCTTCGCCCAGAACACGCGCTTGTCGTCCAGCGCCAGCGGATTCGACAGCACCTCATGGATGTTCGGGATGCCCACCAGGCACTCGCCAGGTTCCTGAAGAATCTCTCCGAGCCGACGCGACAACACCGGGTGATGAACCTGCGACTTGATGCCGACGCCGTGGTTCGCCATCTTGAACTCGCCGTCTCCGTATCGGGCGATACTCCGTCCGGCCAGGATCAAGTCCAAGGTCTGGGATTCCGACAGGACGGCTGGGTATTTGGTCACGCCGCCACCGCCGTCTCTTCGATCACTTCACGCAGGGCCGTCACCGGGAACATGGTCAAGGCCGAACCAGGCGTGCAGTTCACAATCTCCACGCCAGCGTCACGCAACGGCTGCACGATCGTACGGAAGCACTTCACGAACTCTGGATACGGAGAGTTGCCGCTGTAGGGCACGCCTTCAAAGTGCGACCGGCCTTCAAACCGGCTCATGTTGTAGCCGAGCAGCACGATCCTCTTGGCCCCTAGATGAACCGCCAGATTGATCGCCGCATATCCTGAGTTACGACCGGTTCGTACCCCATACCGATCCCGTTCAAGCCCGGTTTCTCCGGTGTTCTTCAGCACCTGCACATCGGGTCGTTTCGGGATACCTTCCGTCCCACCAACCAACTCACCGACGCTGTAGCGCAGGCCGGCGAAGTCTTTGCCGTTCTTCTTCCACCATGAACGGTGCGAGCTGTAGAGGATGTCAGCCCACGGCGCCCAGGTCACGGTGTCGTTGATCGCAATCACGCGGGCCTTGCCGCGGACGTAGGCCACGTCGGACGCCGTGAGTGATGGCCCTGACGCCACACACACAACCACCGACTCCGGCCAGATGCGTTCCACCGTCACCATTACCGCTTGTCTCCAGGCTCACCCTTCATGCCTTGCTTGCCGTCCTTGCCGCGCTTGACGCAGAGCTTCCAGGCGCGAGACTCACTCGTCGGCAGGTCAGGCTTCGCCGTCGTGTCCTTCATGGCGATCCACATTGAACCGCCCCACGTCACCACATCGCCGGCCTCGTAGGACTTGCCTTCGGTCCACAAGTCCCGATAGATCGGCCCAGGCCACTTAAACGACTTAGTCGCGTGACGCTCAGGTGATCCGGCCTTGACCGTGAATGTGCGTTCACCGTCGTACTCGATGTCAAAGACGTCTGCCGCCGTGAACGTGAGGCCGTCGATCCCGTCTCGACCGTCCTTGCCGTTGCTGCCGTCCATACCTTTTTCGCCGCGCTCGCCACGATCGCCTTGAGGCCCCATCGCGCCGTCACGGCCGTCCATGCCCTTCTCGCCTTGCGGTCCAACCGGCCCCATCTCGCCTTTGGCGCCGTCGATCCCATCTCGACCGTCGAGCCCTTTTTCACCGCGCTCGCCGGATAGACCTTGCGGCCCCATCTGCCCGTCAACACCGGCCGGTCCCATCGGTCCAGGCTCGCCGTCCTTGCCGTCCATGCCTTTGGCGCCATCAAGTCCAGAATCGCCTTTGTCGCCCTTTTCGCCGCGCTCTCCGGTATCGCCCTTTGGGCCTTGCACGCTTTCGCCTGCCGGACCTTGCGGGCCTACTGGACCCATCGGGCCTTGTGGTCCTATTGGCCCAACATCGCCGGTCATACCCTTCTCGCCCAACGCGCCCGGCATCCCGTCACGCCCGTCACGCCCTGGCACTGCTTGCCTGAGCTCCAGCGCGGCCACTCGAGCCACCAACGCCGCCACGGCCTTTTCAATCGACTCGTTCACCACCGGAACGAGCCCTTTCGCGATGACGGCGAGATCAGCTTCTGTCACGCGGCCATCGCCTTTCTGAACAGGTGCTCGAAACTCTTGGACTCGTCTTCCGCGGCTGGCTTCTGTGGTGGCGCCACTGGCTCAGGCTTGGGCTTGTTCGTGCCGAATGGATCAGGCCCGGCATCACGCTTGGCCAGCGCCTCGAGCGAGTAGTTCTGCTGCTGGAGGTACGTCGTGTCCCCGCCTGTCACGGGCGGCTGATTGAGTCGCTTGCGGGCCTCGTTGATCTTCGTGATGCCAGCGCCGGTCTGCTCCTTCAGCACGTTGGTCAGCGTCATGCTGTCCATGCGGAGCAGATCATCGAGATCGAACTCGGTGCCGAGCGTTCGGCCTTCGACCTTGTCGAGCCCTAAGCCCTCGTCTTGCAGGAGTTCAATGGATTCGATATGGGTTTGCAGGCACTGCGAGTAGTACTGCAGCTTCAGCGCCTCGATGTTGTTGTAGGCCGGAGCCGGCCCAACGCCGATCATGTAGCCAGGCACCTTGAACGCCGTGCAGACGTTCTCTGCAGACCACTTCAACTGATCGATTAACTGGGCATCGACCGCAGACATCATGTTCAGTGGCTCATACTTCAAGCCACCGCCGAGCACCGCTAACCGGCCGGCGTTATCGCCGCCGTAGTTCGATTCCCAATTTTCCTGATACTGCTTGGCCGTCTCAGGATCGATGCGCTCAGGGTGCGTCAGGATGCCGCCTGGACGCGCACCGGCCGCGAAGAAGTTCGTAGACTGCGCCTGGATCTTGAGGCCTTGAATCGCTGCCAGCCCACACGCCGTAATGGGCGACACACCGCAGAGCGGGTGATACAACGGCACCATCACGTCATGGATAATTTCCGACGCCGGCACGCGGACTCGGTCTTCAGCGATACCAGCCAGGTTGTCGCTCGCGAGTTCGTAGAACACTTCGCCGTTGTCTGAAACGAGCACCTTGGCTCGAGACGGGTCGAGCACATATTCAGCCACCACGACGCCTCGGCTATCGCGCTCTTTCAGCACGTACGTGTTGCCGTGGTAGAGCTTTGACACCACCCACTGCTCGTAGAAGGCAATGCGGGTCTGATAGTGGTTCGGCTTCCGCAGCACGGGCGAGAACGCCGAACTCCTGGCTTCATTCCAAATGCCGTTGGCGTCCTGCTCCACCAGACGCATATGGAGTTTGCCGATGTCGGACGCGATCAGCGTCACGCAGGCGTAGACCGCCGCGAAACTCATCACGCTTTCTGGCGTGTACTCTTGATTTCTTTGCCAGGCCCCGGTGAACGGCTCGAAGATGCGGAACCATCCGCGCCTACCGCCGAAGTCAGAGGCGGTCATGGGCGCCACAGCCGCCTTCTGCCGAGAGATGGTCAGCCCGAACAACCTCACGCGGTCGCTCGCATGTCTTTGCGTCGATACGTGCGTGCTGGCGTGTTGCGCTGGCGCTTCGGCTTTGCCGGCGCAACCACTGGTGCAGACACAACAACAGGCGCAGGAGCCAGGACGGGCTCAGACTGCGCCTTGATCTCACACTGGCCGTGCAACAACGACACGTACCCTTGGTGCGCCAACGCCGCGGCCTGGATAGGCTCCAGCCTCACCACGGCACCAGGGCGCACTTCCGCCCCGTCGTGGACGAACGACTTGATCACCGGAACCGCCACTCGCATCAGGACAGACGCGCCCTTTCACATACACGAGGGCGCACAGGCCTGAAGGCCCATGCGCCCATGACTTCCGCTAGCAGCCGTTTAGTACGGGCTGCCCACCGAACCCCAGTTGACGTCATCGAAGAACTTGACGGCATCCGACCGGAGTTTCTTCCAGTTGATCACCCGTTCCGCGCGGAGCGCGATCGAGTTGGTCTGCCACATCGACACCGTGGAGGCGCCAGTGCCGGCCGTGGCATCCATGCCAGGACCGTCAGACATCTCGATCGACGCCTCACGGCTCGCGTCCACCGTCACCTGGCCGTCGTCGGCCAGCGCGATACTCGGCGCGTGAACCGCAATGACCATGTTGCCGTAGCTCGCGCCGCTGCCCAGGTACTGCGACGTGATGACCGGGATACCGGCCAGCTTGCCACCACCGATTTCGATGTCCGGGAACGCGCGCTGGCCGAGCGAGTTGAGCATCAGCGAGAGCGCCAACGCCAACGAGTTCGGCATCAGGATGACCAAGCCGCTGACGTCGTACTTGGCCACGACGAACGGGTTGATCAGGTTCTGCAGGTCAGTCAGGGCGTTCGCCGCCGACGTTCCGGCCGTGGTCAGACCCGTGAGGCCGTTGGTGATCGACGCCGGATTGACGCCAGACGACGCGGCCTTGTCTGGATCCACGAAGTCCATGTCCAGCCGCTCGATGACAGCACGCGCGAGCTCGTCGCGCACGACGCCTTCAGCCCCAGGCGCAGAGAACCGCGCCAGCTCCTCGGTGATGACCGAGATGGCCGCCACCTTCGTGAAGAGCATCGACGTGGTGGTGGAGTTGAACTTCGTGACTGGCTTGCCCTTGCCCTGGCCAACCCACGACGCCGACGCACCGGACGTCTGGCTCTGGAACGTCACGTTGAACGGCACGCGCTTCAGCGACGGGATCCCGTTCGTGCCGAACTTGCCGATGATGGTCTGGGGGCGCAGGTATTCGAGGAAGCTGTCCGCGAGCACGCGCGACGGCTCAAGCAACGCCGACGCCCAATTCGCGTCAGTCGTGGTGCCACCGGCCACCGCGGTCTTCTGCCGCGTCAAGGCCTGGTGCACGCGGGTGTCATCCGGGTAGCGGTCCTTCGCGATCTCGAGCGCACTGACCGGCTCGCCGTTCTGCATGGCCAAGAACGACGCGGCCTTGCAGATGACCATGCGCGAGAACTCGTAGCCGGGCGGCAGGTTCGACCGCACCGACACCTGAGCCTGGGCCGTGACCGCCTTCGTCTCGCGTGACGCCGACGCGTCAGCCGCCGTGGCCGCAACCACCGGCTTCACCGACGCCTTGTTCACGACGTCGAGGTCTTCGAGCCGCTTGATGTGCTCGTTGATGCCCTTCACTTCGGCGGACAGGCCGTCGAACTCTTCCTGCTGCTGGGGATCCAGCGTGGTGCCGTCTTCCTGCGACTTCGTCATGATCTCGGTCATGCGAGTCGTCTTGGTCGTGCGCGAAGCCTCGTACGAGGCAATCTGTTCTGAAATGGTCTTCATGGCCGTGGAGGCACCTTTCGTCGCCTGCCGAACGGCTGTGCCCGAAGCGCCGGGCGTTCCTACGTGCTGTGAGCCCTGACCACGGCCTGACGCGGCCAGATACGGGGCATCGACTGACTTGACGGCCAAAATCGTGGTGCTCGCGTTCATCGGCACCGTGACCGTCGAGGTTTCGTACCATTCCCACGAGAAGTAGCGGGCTGCGCCGCTCCGCTCGAGCTTGGGATCTTCGAGAGGTTTCCAGCCGATCGACAGACCGCCTACCAGGCCGGCCTTGATCAAGCTCCAGGCGTGATCAATGTGCGGGAGGACCGTCTTGGAAATGACGGCGCGAATACGGATGCCTTCAGAGGTAACAGCGGCCGAGACGACTTGGCCGATGGGCTGATCGTGCTTGTGCTGCCAGAGCAGCGGCATCGGCAGTTTGAACTTCGCGCCGGCCGGCTCCATGATGTCGCCGCCGCGGTCGAGTTCAGGCGTGGAGGCCATGCCTTCGATGACACGCTCGTCCCTATCGCCAACGGTCTTGAAGTTCCAGGTGGCGTAGGCCCGCTCAGACACGCGCACCGCCACAGAGAAGAGGCGTGGCCGCAGGCGCCGTGCTTGCACGACGGTCGCTATCGCCTATACGGTCGAAGAACGAGATGGTGCGGTCCACGCCATAGGCATGGTCACGCCTACGCGGATTTCTTACCGGAGATAAATACGCGGCGCTCGGAATAGTCGGCTACGAACTCGTTGACGGCTTCGCGCACAACTTCGGCCAGCTTCTGCCCTGACTCGTTGGCCACCTGGTCGAGCTTGATGCGTTCTTCGCACGTCAACAGGAACTCAACACGCCTCGTCGCGCGCACGCCAGCACGCGGTGGCCTACCCCTGCCAACAAAGAACATCTGCGGAGAGTGATCGGTCATAGGCGCCCACCCACAAAGAAGAGTTGAGGAGCCGAATCAACCGCCGGCACCTGAGACAACGCGTTCAACAAAGCCTGCACTCCGTCGATCCTGCCGATGGACTTGCGCTTGCTCAGTAGGACGTTCCGCCGTTCGTCCTCTTTGGCTTTGACGTTCCCAACCATCACGGACATCAGCGGGTTGTAGTCATGGCGTATTCGCCGCTCGAGGATCCGGCCCTGCAACTGCTTCATCGGCTCGCTCAGTTGCTCGTACCGCTGCGGCACCATGACGACGGGCAACCCGTCTTCCTGCGCCAACTTGTCGCCCATGTCGTGCATCTGCCACGGGTCCGCGCAGAAGCCTTTCACCTTCCACTGCTTGGCGATCTGCACCACATGCCGCCGCACCATCTGCCGGTCAATCGTCGGCCCTGGCGTCGTGAACAGATGCCCGTCTTGCTTCCAACGCACGTAGGGCACGCGGTCTTGCTGTGACCGGTCCTCGAGCGTGTCTTCCGGCATCCAGAAGAACGGCTTGACCGCGAACTCGTCCTTACTGAGTTGCCAGAGCAGCACCGCGGCCGTGATGTCGATCGTGCTCGAGAGGTCGAATCCCATCCAGCACGAGAACGTCTTGAGCTCGTCATCGTCCGGTAGCCGCGGGCATAGTTTCCAGTCCTCGAGCGAGAAATAGCTTTCGGCCGCCTGCACCTTCTGGCCGAGATACAGACGACGGAACCGCGACTGCTCAGCCGGATTCGCCAACGCTTTCTTGCACTCGTTCCGCAAGAACTCGGCCTTCACCGAGATCCCGTAATTCGGGTTGGCCTTCTTCCACGTCTCTTCCTGCGTCCAGTCGTCCTCCTGGTCTGCAGAGGCGATAAAGGCAAACCACTGCGGCAGATCCACCGTGCCGTCTAACACGCGGGTGCTCAGCAGGTAGTGCTGTCCGTACACGCTCTGGTCATCGTTGCCGGCCGTCGTGATTTCAAACAGCAGCGGGTCCAACCGCGTGCCCATGCCTGATTCCATGACGTCCACGAGGTCTTGCGAGGGCAGCTTATGCACCTCATCCACGACCACGATGAACGGGCGCAAGCCATCCAACGTGTCCGCGTCAGCGCCAAGCGCCTCCATCTTCGATTCCGTCGCGGAGTTGTGCAGGTTGTACTTGCCGATCTCAACGGACTTCTTGAGCGCCGGAGACCGCAGCAACATCTGCCGGCCGGCCTGAAACGAGATCCGCGCCTGGTCCTTCTTCGTGGCCACGGAATACGCTTCGGCGCCGCTCTCCCCCAGGAAGAACGCGAACAACACGAGCAACCCGCCCGCGATCGTCGATTTGCCGTTGCCTCGAGGAAGTTCCACGAATGCGTTCCTAAATCGCCGCAAGCCGGTCTTGTGATGGACCCAGCCCATCAACGAGCCGATGATGAACTGCTGCCACGGCTCCAGCCGGATCCGCTGCCCAGCCCACTCACGGCCCTTGTAGTGTCTGAACATGCCGAAGATGCCGAACGCCTTGTTCGCGAGCTCGGGCCTGAAGATCCATTCCGAGTTGGCTTTCAGATCGGATAGGTGACGCTGACACGCCTTCCGTAACCATTTGCCGGCAGGCACAACCCCATCCACCACAGACTGGGCGTACGCCGTGGTGGGATCACTGGACGGCAAGGAGCTTCGCAAGCGCCTCCTCCTCATCGTCCAAGGCTGGCCCCTTGCCGCTGCTGACTCGACTGAGCGCCGATGGCGTCAGGCCAAACTCAACCAAATACTGCCGCAAGGCCATCCGGTTTTGTCTGATGCTGGCGCCGTAGCCCTTGATGTCGTGTCGCAGCTTCCCGATCTCCTGAAACATCGCCACGCGGTCACTGGCCTCAATGTCGCCAATGTTCTCTTCCATGATGCGGAGAGACGCCTTGCTTTCCTCTCGCTCCTGCTTCAACTCCTCAGTCTCCGCAAAGAGATGGCAGTACTGGTACATCGCCGCGTCGTGAACCGGCGACAAGGTACCCAACTGCTCCATCCGCACCACCAGCCGGTCCCACTCGTCTCGCGCGTCACCCTCGAGCGGTTTCGGCGGCTCCGGTTTGCCCTTCGGGGCGTCTGGCGTCTTCTTCGCCCCGTGCCGATCGGCGCGAAACGACCCGGCCAGCACATGCAAGCCAGTCCCCTTGGCGTTCCGGCCTCCAGATCCCTTAGTGCCCGGCATGGAGCCTCACTGACCAGAAACCCATTCGGTGACACCGCACGTCGAAAAG